CAAATAAGCCTGTAAAGCCTGTTTGCGCTGGTCAACAGTTTCTGTTTCTATGTAGCCAATAGCATCATCAATCTCAGCTTGGAGGATTGATTTCAAGTCGTTCTGTTCCATTTTTGTCCTTTGGAGGCCGACCCATTCGGGGTTTGTCCAATTGTAATGCTTTTACCACATTTTCCAATACTTCTATACGCTTTTCAAGTTCTTTTACTATTGGGGCTAGATTTACCCCTTGACGTTCCATAAACATTAGACAATCCATTTCGGTGCTTGGTTAATAGGCTTAGACCATGTTGAATTTCCTTCATCCAATCCAAGGGCTAAGTATCGGAATGAGTCCGAGCCATGCGATGACCAGTCATGCAATGGACGCTCATATAAAATCTTACGCTTCTCATCGTAATCTCTGCGGTAGTTTCTCAGGCAGTTCAGCCCTATCTGGACTTTAGGAACATTAAACCAACACCTTGGCAATAATCGCCTTACCGCCTGAATACCATCATCTAAGCCCATTCTTGGGGCTATCTTTATCTCTAATCCTGCTTCCTCAAGCATCTCTAGTCGGCTTTTGCCAGAACCTAACTCTCTGACCCTAACGTCATGGGGCAGGATATGTTCTGCTTTCTCATAGTCGTTATCTCGAATCCACTTCACATAGTGGTCAAGACCTACGCCATGATTCTCATAATAGTCGATTAAACGCACCTCAGAGCCTACCAACTGAGCCACCCAGATAGAAGTAGAGTCACCCATACCCAAGTCCCAAGCAGTAAATGTCCTGCTCAGTTCCTCTCTGGGAATCTCCTGCATATGCTTCTTTTCTTCGAGTTCATTGAGGATTTGCCCATAGTAAGAGCCTTCTACAGCAGCGTCAAAGCTACATTCAAACTCTTGTCTGTACTTATCCTCACCCATTTCATTCTTGGCAGCCTTCAGTTCTGTCTCATCCACCACGCCAGTCTCAGAGGCTTTGAACTCTAGCAATCCCCATCCATCCTCAGTCTTTGCCCTGTCACGCAACTCTTTGAAGTGGTTATGTCCTTTGGGTGTACCAATGAACAAGCACCAGCCTTTTCTGTCAGCTAGTGCAGGTCTAACAATGTCAGTCCATATCTTAGGATTCTGGTCTCCAATCTCGTCTAGGATTACCCCATCGAAATACTGACCACGCAAGGCTTCTGGATTGTCTGAGCCATAAAGCTGGATACGCCTACTCCAGAAGTCAACTCGCAACTCAGAGATATTGCTAGTGCCTCCCAATGGGTCAGCATACTTAACGAGATAGTCCCAAGCCACTCGTTTAGCTTGTCCATAGGTAGGTGCAATGTATGCGTATCTAGGTGCTTCCTTTTGATTGAGGATAGCGTCCTTGATTAAATGGTTAATCGCAGAGACAGTTTTACCCATGCGCCTATGAGCAACAACAACACCAAAACGCTTACTGTCCATCAGTTCATGGATAGCAAGCTGTTGCTCTCTAGGTTTGTAAGGAATCTCGATTACTTCGCCCATGTAACAACGTGCTGAAGTGGTTGGTCTGAGTCGCCACTTATTGTTACAGATGCCATATCAGGCATGGATTTACGCAATAAGATTTCAATTGCCTTCATCCTTGTAGGACTTAATTCTTCATCTACACCAAGTGCATGATTTTGCAAAACATTTAGTAATTGACTTACTTGGATTTTTTTGCGCACATCCTCTTGATGTAGCTTGTTCATTGGTCTGCCAGCCATGTTTGACTCCTCTAGGGTTGGTCAAGGTTAAGTTAGTAATTACTGACCTAATAGTGTAGGTACAAGTTCGTAAAGTTTCTTACGTTGTTCTTCGTCTGATAGTAGTCCTAATGGTAACACACCAGCCAATAAATCTGGCTCATTCCTACGCATTGGGTCAAAGGCTGCAAATCTTGAACGCAACTGATTAGGGTTAAATGCTACAACTTCTTCTAAATCAGGTCTTACAAAAACTGAATCATAGCCTTCGCTTTGAAGTTTCTCTCTCCATTTGCCTAGTTTTTGTTCAGCAGCCATAGCATCTGCATCACGATAAAATTCTGAAGCAGTTTGATATTTTTTAGGATTCTTAAAACTTCCTAATAATGGGTAAACAACAGCATTTTCTGGCTCTGTTCTATTTGCCCATCCACCTTTTGACGCTATTTGTGCATAGTCATTAGCTAAGAATGGTTTAGAAGTCGAAAATATGCCGAGTTCATCTCCAGCTTGTCTTGTATTCGTTCCTGCTTTAGACAAGTCAAAACTTGGAAAATCTTTAGCTGTCCCATGCAACAATTCTGTATTGAACCCCATCGCTTCTGCTCTCATCTCTGGAGTATTGTCTTTAGGCAGTCCTAAACCACCTTTTTCAACAGGTAATGCAGCGTTTCTTTGGGCTGTATCTAGTGCTTCTTTTCTTGGGAATGGCGACCTTTCAGCCTTACCAAGAATTTGAAGTGTCACAGATTCAACAAGCATAGCTTCTTGCTCTGGGCTTGATGGCTTATATTTTTTAAACTGAGCATCAACCATTTTTTCAAACTGTTTTTCTCCAACAAGTTCTACTGATTTTTGCACTCGCTCAACAGTAGGAATATCTCTAACTTTGAGCATTTCCTCCATTGTTAAATCTGGTTTATATATGCCTTTTTCAATATTTATTGGCTTAATACTTGCGCCTACTGGTAAACCTTTAGTAGCTTTACCTAGCAATCCTGCAACTGGTGCAACTGCCATAGCAGCTTCAACTGCTTCAGCACGAGGCTTAGTAGTCATTCCACTACCAGTAGTCAATGGCTCTCCATAAGCCATTCTTTCCATTGTCTGTTGAACAGCAGGAACTCCCAAGAGATTCATTAACATCTCTACAGGAGGATTTTCATAACCAAATGGCTTTGCGCCAAATTGTTGGACTTTCTTTAGGCGGTCAGCAAGTAAACCCATTACTGGGTTGACCATTGGAGTAGCCCTTAAATCAGCCATTACTTCATCCGGCCCATCTTACGAGCAGCTTCGCTAATAGCAATGGCAACGGCTTGTTTAGGATTCTTCACGACCTTGCCACCTTTGCCAGAGTGAAGTTCACCCTTACCAAATTCGTGCATGACAGTAGCTACTTTAGCCTTGCCAACTTTGTTCATCTTAGGAGTTTTCATAGTTTCACCATTTCACTTTGTTAGCCCAATATGCTGCACTCATCTTACCTTTGGCAATATTCTCTGCATGACGAGCCTTAAACGCTTCGTTACGCTTCGTGCCATCAGGTGAGCCTTTTACGCCTTGTTGACCAAAGCGAATTAGCTTAACCTCGTCTCCACTCTTTGCTAAAACAGCGTGAGACTTGGTTTTGTGGTCAGGAGTTCTCTTAGGCTTGTTATAGCCAGAAAACTGTTCTGTGCCTCGTTTAATCATTTCTTGCTAGGCTTAGAGAACTTATAGGCCATGCTTTGCCAGCCATTAGCTTTGGCTTTCTTCTCGGCTTCCTTTTTGGCTTTCTCAGCCATCTTAGGAGTGTAAACTTTTTGATTAGTCGTTCCCATTTTCTTCCTCCATCATATCTGCGCCATTCTCATAACCTTCTTCTTCGGCTTCTGGCTGGCAACCTTTTTCCCATGCTCGACAAGTACGCAAGTGATGGCAGATAAAGTCCCACTTAGAACACCAGCCACGACCACCACCATCGGCATCGAATCGGTCTTCAGGGATTGATTCCATCTTAGCCAGCATATCAGGGCTATCATTGAAATACTCGCAGTTAGCGCAGAGATTACGCTTTGCTTGCTCTGGAGCAATGCGCCATACCTTAGACAAGGTACGCCAGTAATCCATATTTGGCTGATTAGTTTTATCAGGGCCAAGATTCCAGTTCTCAATCAGGAATGTGCGAGTTTTAGCATTTTCCTCTGCGGAAATCATGCCTTCGCCCTCTTGTTGGGCAATTTCAATAGTAATAGCAGCCTGTGGCGCAAGTAATCCAGACATGGTTGTCCTCATGGAGTTTGCTACATTTTCGCACAAAAAAAAGAGAGACGCAAATCTCTCTAAGGAACTCAATGGCAACTGAGTTTGTACCATTGTGCTCTATCCAAGTAATTTTGCAAGTGTTTCGTTTAAAACTGACATTTCGTCATGTTTCATAACTGACCAGATTCTTGCTTGTCCATGAATTCCGTTGTGTGGCCCTTGGTGACAGTCTCTACAAAGCGGGATACACAGATACTGGTGATGCTGTTTAATGTGGTGAGCATCAGATGGCCCAGACTGACCACATACCCCACAAGGCATCTCTTTAATCCTTGCTAAGTGCAGTCTTTCACGCTTTGTAAAACTGTTATTCAATCTCTACCACCTTATCACCATGTGAACGAATGTAGTCTTTTGTTTTCTGAATGTATCTCTCAAACTCGCTTCTTGAGATACTAGACTGCTGTAGGTCAGCATATTCAATCAAGTCTCTGATGGCTTTTATGCCTTCTCCATCTAATCCCATGCGCATAGTCTCTTGATAACGCATAGCAGCTTTATGTAGGCTTTTCTGTGCTTTTTCGCAGACTGGTAAGACTTCTACTCCAATACCACCACGAGCCATAGTTTCAGACAGGTTAAGCACATCTACAAGAGTTCGCCAGTCTTGGACTGTTCCACTACCCTTAGTGATAGCGTCAAGTGCGGAATACTCAAGAAGTCTTAACTTGTCCAGCTTCTCTCTCTGAGTTATTGCTGCTCCCACGATGGCGTGCGTGATGGGATTCACCAGATTCCAAATCACTTTTCTCTTTGTTTTTTTCCGCATTGTCTTTTCCAAAGATGGCATCCCATCTACTTGCGTATTCTTGATTACTTACTTTGAATGGTCTTGGACTCGAACCTTTACTCATCATCCTCCTCCCTGCTTTCTTCAATTAATTGCAACTTGACGAACTCTAAAGCACCAATGACTGTCGCCATGTACAAAGATTCATCGTATTTGTGAATTGTGTGCATTAGGTCATCAATTAAGCCATCAACAAGTTTTCCTTGATTAAAATTCATGGCAACCTCGCTGGACAGTTTCTACCTTCATTGCAATGGTTATTGCATGGAGGACAAGTTTTTCTCATCAGTCTTAGTGCTTCTTGCAGACCAGCCAAACCACCTACTCGTTGGTCTCCAATGAATATTTGTGGCATCTGACGAGCATCTGGATAGTGCGCTACAAAGTTAGCAAACCTGTCACCAGTCTCAATGTCAATCTCTTTGTACTCAAGTTTTAAAGTCTCGAGTAAATTCTTGGCTGTCACGCAATTAGGGCAGCCAGATTTTGTGTAGATGGTCACGTTAATCATATAAAGCCCTTATAAAGTAAACCACCAGCGACCAAAAAGCCGCTAGTGAAATAACAATGATTCGCCAAACGGCTTGCTTAGACATTTCTCATATCGTAGTCAACAGTTAAAGCATGGTCTTCTTCATCTTTGATGTGCTTCTGTAATCGCATACTAGCTTCTATGCTCATCTCTTTAAATTGCGCATCAGAGAATAAACCAATCACATCACGACCTTCAAACCAGACTTCAATGATGTTGTCATCACAGATTCCGTCTTCGTCTGTGTCGTATTCCACGACAACAGTAACAATTTCAGAGCCTTCACCAACAGTTGTGTCAAATTCGTATTTCATTGCTTAGTCCTTAAAAGTACCCTTGCGAATTGCTTGGGCTGATGCAAGTATAGCAAACTAAACACAATATATAGTAGGTACTTTCCCTAATCACAGATTTATTCCATTATTTGCTGACCAAGAATAAAGCCACTCTACAAACTCGCTTGCTTGTTCTTTGGTGAACTTTCTTGTTTGAAACCCTAGTTGAACAATTCCTGTGCCATCAAGATTAGGAATTATTTTTGATTGCAATTCGTCAACTTCACGCAAGTATTGGTCAACCAGTAAACGCTTCCAATCTTCGGCAGACCACTTAGCACCTAGATGCTGTGCTTGCTTGGCAATGTCGTTAATCATTGCATGGTATTTTTCCTCTTGCTCACGGCTTTTGCTTGCCAGCTTTATCTCCATTGTGAGATGTTTGCCAGAGTCCAAAGCCTTTTTAATCTTGACCCAATTTAGACGAATACTAGTTTTCGCCTGTTCTGTGCTTGTCAAATGCAATATCACTTGACTACCCCAATCATTCGTAGAGCCGCTTCTGGGCTATCAATTCGTGCCAAGGTACTTCCAGACCAATTCTCAAAAAAGTCGGCTTGTAGCTTCGTTAAACGCTTTTTAGAGTCTGTTTTAATCTCTACAAGAAAACTGTGACCCTTGTAGCCAACCAAAAGGTCAACAGGCAGACCAATAATCCAGACATATGCTCCTGCTGCTCGTAAGGCAGAAACTATCTGCTCTTGGTTTGCATCCACTCTAGCTGCGTATCTCATTCAAGTGTTCCTTCTCGCATTTGTGCCATGTACGCACGAATTCTGTCTCTAGCACCAGAACCATAAATTCGTTCTGCTCGTTCAAGTCTTGCTCGAATTAGGTTTGAGTTCTTGCTTGATTCCCAAGCACGATAGAGTTCCCGAGCCTCTGCTTGCTCAAGAATTACTCTATCGCTTGGGCCTTGTATGTTTCTTCTGGAATACATAAGTCACCAGTCAATTCCAATGCTTTGTTTATCAGGTGTAGTGGATAAGGTACGCCTTCACGCACCTTGTCCAATAGCTTCATTGCTTCGTAATGGCTCATTCTTTCCTCATTCCATCCATGTCAAGCAAATGACTAAATTGTTTTAATTCGCTTAATATTTCAATTTGTTTTTCAAGATGTTTAATGCGTTTTTCTTGGTCATCAAATCTGTCTTTAAGAATTTCCAATAGTTCAGTAAAAACTTTCCAACCTTCATCAGTCATGCTTTTCTCCTGTAAGCATTGAGAATTGCTCGTTCTTCAGGTGTTGGAGGACGAGTTACTTTCTCATCTTGTTTAATTTTCTCTAGTGCAGGGTCAGGCTCATTTGACGCTGGAACTGTGAGCCTAACAATGTCGGCAGGGTTTTGTTTAGGTGCAATCCATTCAGCTTTTAATCCTTGACTACCTCGGGTACACCATTCAATCAAAAACTTTTCCAAAGTCCATCCAAGCTTATTAGCTTCCGCAATAGCCCCATTGATGACTGTTTCAGTTACTGCAGCCTTCTTAGATTTTCGTAAAGCTAACCAATCATTCCATGTTTGTTCTGAAACCTCAGTAGGGCGAGCAACGACAGTTGCTTTCTTTTGTGTCTTGTGTTCTGTGTCTTGTGTTATGGGTAATGTGTTATGTGTAGCATTGCTTTCGGATAGCGTTGGCAATGCGTTCGCATCTTTTTTATTCCATCTAGCTTTGGCAGAAGCACTTGCCTTCTCAGACTTCTCGTCAGCCTTGGCTATTTCCTTGTTTGCCCTGTGATGAATCCATCCATCTTCTGTGCAAACGAAATACTCTCGCAATACGATTGCAATGCTTTCGGTATGCGAACGCATCCTTATCTGTCTAGATACTTCAGATTCATCGAGTGGAATTGGACATTCATGGAGATAGTACCAATCAAGCAAACGTCGATAGACTAAATCCTCAATCTCAGAAAGATGAGATGTGTGACTTTGATAGTCACCAATATTGAACTGGTAATAGTGCATAACACGCCCCAAGTACCCCCATAAAAGAAACTTCGGCAGGAGGGGGGTGTTCTCTTTTCAATGCGCTCATGACTTCGCATCTAGCCGTTGCTTCAAAACATTGTATCAAATACTTTGATGGTTAGAAATACCTTTTGATAAATCTTTGCCAAACAATCGAGTTGCCTGTTGTTTCATTACGGCATACTCAGCTTTGCTAAAAATTCCATAGGTCTGGATTCCACAGAATACTGTTTTGCTTGGCTCTTTGGGTGCAGCATCAGTTAGCGTGTATTGCGCCAGCCAGAACTTTCCTACTTTAACTTTACCAGTAGTCAAAATTCCTTGGCTACGCAGTTTCTTGGCCGTTGACAGGACTGTAGCTTGTGTCATACCAGTTAGATTAGCAACTTCATGTGAAGTCAATGGGCCATTTTGCAGGGCTTTGATTACTCGTTCTTGTGTCATTTGAACCACTCTGGTTTTAGTTCTTTTAGTTGATAAATGCGTAAAGGAGGAATTTTCTTCCAATGCCAGACGGCAGCCCTTTTTATCCCAAGGATTCTAGCAAGCTCACTTTGTGAGCCAGCAAGTGTGATAGCGGTTTGTTTGTCCATGTTTTGAGTATAGCTTAGTTAACAAAATACAACACTAGGGAAAATACTTAGCAAATAGTTGTTGCTCTACCTGTTTAGTTTGCTATACTCCAGTCAGCCCACAACAATTCGTAAGTGGGTACTTTTAAGGAAAAGCAAATGAAAGAAAAGTTAATTGAATGGACACTCGCTGTCATCATCTTTGGCGGTTGGGGTGTGTTGTTAGCGTTTAGGGGTTAACAATGCAAACAGAACAACTAAGACGCAAGGCTCGTCAACTGTACAACAACAGTTTAGTGCCACAAGAAGTCAATCAATACAACCAACGTAAATGGGTTAGGTCAGTTTTAAAGCTGGGTGAAAAGTGGCTACTAGCTAAACAGATTGGCAGAATCCAATGACCAGAGAAGACGCAATTAAGGACTTATCACACAGCTTGTATTGTGCTTACTGTACTGAACGTAAGACTTATGGCTCTTGCTGTTCAGAAAACCACTTCGTAGAGTTTGAAGACCTTTACGATGAAGATAAAGAAGAAATGATTAAAGAATATTTAAAGGAAGAATGAAATGGTACATTTAAAGTTAATGAACGCTCGGATGGCTTTGCAATCTATGCAGCTAAAGAAGTCAGGACACAACAAGTTCGCAGGCTACCAATATTTTGAACTTGGCGATTTTCTGCCTCAAATCAATGAGATTTTCCATAGCATAGGATTGTGTGGAGTTATCTCATACGACACAGACTATGCAAGTCTTACAATCACAGACGTTGACGATAGCACTAACATCATCATTACATCACCAATGGTAGAAGCCAATTTAAAAGGCGCACACGCTATCCAGAATCTCGGTGCAGTAGAGACATACCAACGTAGGTATCTTTGGATGACAGCAATGGAAATCGTTGAGCATGATGCTCTGGATTCATCTGCGCCACTTAAAGAACAAGTCATCATCACGCCAGCACAAGGCATCAAAGATGAATTACCTATTGAAATATTAAGGTATCTTGACGAATTAGCAGTTGAACTAATTGCTATTTGTGAGAAAGACCCCAAGGCAGCTTGGGTAAGGTTGGAAAAGGAGAGCTTAGAAGCTGACCAAAAGGTTGCTTTATGGGGATTCCTGCCAAGCAAAGTTAGAAGTTCTATCAAGAAAGCAAAGGAAGTTTAAATGGAATATAACAATGAAAATCGTGGTGCGTTATGGAAGAACGACCGCAGGGATGATGAGAAGTTTCCTCACTACAAAGGCTCACTTAATGTAGAAGGTGTAGATTTTTGGATTAGTGCATGGATAAAAGAGGGCAAAGACGGAACTAAGTTCATGTCATTGTCTATCAAAGCAAAAGACCAGAAAGAAGCTAAAGCACCTACAAAACGTTCTCCTCATCAAGATTTTGATGAAGATGCGCCTTTCTGAGTTTCGGGGGAAAGTGGACAGCAATGTCGGACGAACATGAGTACTCCTTCTAATGAAATGCGGAATTCTCTGGCTAGTCATACTGACTTCCGAGATTTCCGAGGCTTGATTCCCGAAAACTCGCATTTCTTGCCTAGTAACATAGACATGATTTGCGAGAGAAAGGGACACTTCTTAATTGGTGAATGGAAAAAGCCAAACGAGAAAATGGCAAAGGGGCAAGAGTTGCTGTTAAGGGCTTTTGCTCAAGTGCCTAAATTTACTGTGATTATTATTATTGGTGACACAGATACGCAGTACACAACTGTCGGTAATGTTTTTCAAGTTCCGACATTTGGTAATTGCAAAAAGATTGGTGAGGGTCTTGATTTCTTGAAAGACTTTTATGTGATGTGGTACGAATTTGCAAACTCAAAAGGATAAATATGTCATACGCAAATGTTGAAATGCGAATAATTCAATGGGCAGAGGCTCGCAAGATTATTCCTAATAGCACACCAGAAACTCAGCTATTAAAGGCTGTATCAGAAATGGGAGAACTAGCAGATGCGACCATTAAAAATGACAAGGAGGCTGTTATTGATGCTGTTGGTGATGTCATGGTCTGCCTTGTTAATTACTGTGTTCTTCAAGACATAAACCTTGTACAATGTATGGAAGTAGCATACGACCAGATAAAGAATCGTAGGGGTACGCTTTTGCCTAACGGAGTCTTTCAGAAAGACATTACTTAGCAAGTAAGTACAAACCTACGTTTGAAAAGGCGTAACCTGCATAGACTATCGCCATGTGTGGGTTGTCTTTGAATAGTTGTTCACCAGCTATGTAGGCATATATTGCCCCTGTGAGAATGATGAGCCAAGAACTCATAGCGCACTCACATCTATTACTTCACCACGGAACTCAATCAAGCCATCGTCAAACTTGTGGACGAGTTCAGGCCACAATAGCTGACCATTAAAGAAGTTCAGCACAGCAAAGCCTGAACGATGGTTGTTAGGGTTTAGTTCACCATAAGTAAACTGTGGGCCATCTGTCTCTGCTAGTGTTCCAGTATCAACACCATATCTTGTGCCGTTGTAGTCGCTAAATGGCATGACTTTAAGGCTATGCAAGTGACCAGTTATGATTGACACACCAGCGTTAACTGTGTTGTTATGAGTAGCGTGAATACCACCTTTATATCGGTGCTTGATAATCACGTTCTCACTAGGCCAACAAGTCCAGCAGAATTCCCAATTTGTAATGTGGTCTGTCAGCTTAAAGCCATCTACATCTTTAAACTGTGGTGCGTGTTGAGCAAGCCGATTACCAAAGCGAATGTCGTGATTACCCCATGTAAAGATTAGCTTGACATTGTGCCTTGCGTCTTTGGCTGTTTCCTCAATCTCATCAAGTGCTGCCTGACAAGCCTTTAGTTCTTGGATAACTGAAGTCTGTGGTTGGTCAGTTACATCGTGACGAGATATAGAAGCACCATCAAACGCATCACCATTACAAATGATAGCTTTAGGCTTGAACTCCTGAATAGCCCATAGAAGCCCTTTAAAGGCTGTAGAACGCTGATTAGGAATGAAGTGAGCATCAGAGAACACTAAGACTGTGCCGTTCTCTATGCCAAGGTTTATTTGCTTGAGTGGCGAATGAGACTTAGGACGCTTTTTGTCATAAGCAGCACCACGAAAATCGTTAGCACCTAACTTGATTTGGTAGTGGTCTTCAATCCAACGTCTACGCAAAAAAGCATTTCTAGTTGCTATTTTTAAACGCTCGGCTACTTTTGATGCAGAACCTAACTCACCCCAAAGTTTAATAAATTCAACATCGGAACAAGCCTCATTATGTGCGCCCATTGGAATCCTTAGTCAATAAGTTTTCTAGCAAGTTGATGACCCTATGCTCTTGCATCTCAATATCCTCATCTGAGGACTTAGGGTCTGTGGCTACAGTCATCAAGTCATAAAGAAAGATGTGCAGTAACTCGTGTAATGCTGTCTTATCCAAACTTTCAGGTGTGATTTTCTCAGCACCAAAGTCTCCAAGTCGATAGGTTGCCAGTCTAGCAGTCTGATTAAACTCCACAGAAGCCATAGCCTGTTTTGCCGGCTTAGTGCCTTTTTCTATACGCCAGTCACCAATGCTTAGAATCTGTTGCCATTTTCTAACGCTTTTATCAAATATTGCGGCTTGCTCTGGCGTAGGTATGTTTTGCATAGCTGACATATTAAATAGAGTATATATGTCACTTTAATTAAATAATGCACATTCCGCAGTTCTGCGCTTATTTAACCCTGCTAAAACCTTTCCACCACCCTTATTCCATAACATCAATTGCTCTTTAGCACCCTCCCAATCTTGGGCGTTTATCTTTCTTTTAAGGGTGCTTGTCTGCAATCTGCCAACACCTAAGTTATAGCAAAAGTCAACAATGGCATTGCATTTACGCTCGTCCGTCAAAAGAATAGGGCAATTTCTTAGAACACCTTGCAAGTAAGTATGCTCTAGTTCGTGCATCAGTAAAGCACTAGCTACTGCCTCACCAATGGGACTGTCTTGAAGTGTTACCTTACGCCCATCAGCATAGTAAGTCGAGCCATAACCGATAGTTGGCACACCAGCAGGGCAGAGATAGGGCTTAGACCTAAAGCCCTCAAACTGCTTACATAGCGATGCAGCTATCTCTAAGTTCATAGACCACGTTTAGAAAGAGTGCGGTCAAGAAACCAGTAATTGATTGTTCCTGATAGCAAAGCAGAAAAGTCTGGAGTCATCATTGTTTTAAATACTTCAGTAGCTGGCGCACCTGCTAACCATGCGTTCCAAGCAAACCACACATGAATAAATGACCAGATAAATAGCACCCAATAAGTCACCACAGGGCGCACAGAAGCAGATAGGCTAGCTACCCATCCACCAGCAGCTTTAACCATCTCTGCTTGCTGTGTAATGGCATTGTTAAACGCATCCATCACGCCAACATCTACTGCCGCTTCTCGTTGTGCGCCAATCTCAGCTAGTTTTTGTGCGCCACGTTGTGCCTCTAGGTCACATTGGAACTTAAACATATTAAGTTCATGCTCACGCTCATTCTTCTTGTCCATCCATTTAAGGACTTCAGGGGCTAGACGAAATACACCACCAAAGATAGAACCTAGCAAACCACCAGACAGCATTTCAAACATAATTATTCTCCACAGTTTTTACATTTGTGGTGACTATCGCCATGAGACAGTTTTACACCAGCTAAGAGGCCAATAAAGCCACCAATAATAGTTTGAAAAGCAGGGTGAAGCATTGAGAAAATCTCTGCGTTATCAACTTCTTTAGCCCATAAGCCAAGCAAAAAAGCAATAACCATCCCTAGAACGGATAAGCAAAGAGTGGCTGCTACCATTAAGGTTACAGAATAAGTCAATTTACCGACAACATCTTGATTGTGTTCCATATAACCTCACACATAAACATCTAACTTACGATTGTTGAATATCTCAAGTCTTAACTTTTGTTGTTCAGCCCTTTTGTTGTACAACTCTAGCAATAAGTCTTCTATCTTGCGTTCAGCTTTGGCAGCCTTAACTACTGCTCGATATTCTTCTTGGTGCTTTTCAATGCGTCTTTTAGTGGCATCTGTCTTGTCTGGATAGCCAGAAGCATCAACCATAGGAAACAAGCGGATTTTATCAATCATTTCTTATCCTCCCTTTCCCTTGCTCTGGCATAAAAGTAAAGAATCTTACCTCTTAGTTCAGCAGAATCAGCAGCACCTGCCCACTCTGCTAACCTATTCCAAATTATGACAAGTTGCTCTGAACTACAGTTATCTCCATTTGTTGTTAACCACCTAGACAATTGCATATGCCTAAGTGTTGGGTCACCTAACCAGCTAATTGCATAAAAGTCTGCAACTGTGCATGGAGATTTTGCATTTACTAAAAAAACAAAGGGAATTAGTAATAGCCATCTCACGACATAGCCCAAAGGATAGTGTAAAAACACCAAATGATAGTTGCACAAAGGAGGACTGCCGCAATAAATGCTTCAGCCCAATCCCTCATTTTTTTATCCAAGTTTGCCAAACTGCGCCAGCCGCTAGGATTAAGCCACCTATCCACAAAACTGGTTGTGCAATAGATGCAATCCAGTTAAGAACCTTTACAGCACCCTTAGCAGCGTTGATAGCGTCCACAAGGTCTTTTGTGTTCTTATCTATCTCATCGACCTTAGCCTCTACAGCCAATAGTCGTGAATAGATTTGTTCGTGAGTGACTTGTTCTGTCATGACACTACAACCCAAGCTAATTGTTCTTCATTCCAAGAATAAATTTTTCCGTCAGTTGGGCATGGTGTAGGTGCTTCCCAAATACAAGATGTTTCATTTAATGACCAACTTGCAAATGGTTTTGGCGCAATAAACGCATCACGAATTGAATCGTATTTGAAACCAATTCCAGCATAGTTCTTTCGGTAAGGAGTTCCATTACTTGTATGAACTCCTCCAATCGTGTTGTAACTTGTACGCTTACAAGTTTGTCCACGAAACTCACCATAGTGCTGTTCCCAATCAATTCCTTCTTCGCCCTCATCCTTACCTACGATAACTTCAGTAACAATGTTGTTTGAATCTAAAAATGCGTAATGAGCCATGTCTAATTCCTTTAAGCCCACGATACATTACCAGTACCAGCAGTAATGGTTGTAACTTTATTTGAGCCTACTGTTGTGGTTGAACCTGTTAAACCAGAGCCAATTGTGATTGTGTATGCAGATGGATAGCTAAGAATAACGATACCAGAACCGCCATTGCCACCAAGACCTTGATTTCCTGTACCGCCACCGCCACCAGAACCTGTATTTCCAGTAGCTGCTGTACCATTTTCAGGTGAATTTGAACTTGGATTAGATGAGTTATAACTAGAACCACCACGACCACCACCACCAGAACCACCAGCAGCCCCAGGGTAAATAGCGAGGCCACTACCAGCACCACCATTCCAGTAGTTACCACCACCGCCACCACCAGCATAAGTCACAGAAGAACCAGTAATAGAAGATGCAGTTCCATTGCCACCAGTACCTAATACAGAACCAGTTGCATTTGCACCAACTGCACCTGCACCACCGCCACCACCGCCTACGCCAGCACTATTACCACCACCGCCAGCATTACCTTGACCAGAAGTTCCTGCAAAACCATTGCTTGAACCACTACCCATACCGCCACCACCAGAGCCACCAGTAGAGCCACCACCTGCGGCAGCACTACCACCAATACCACCGCCAGTAGCAGTTACAGAATTAAAAACAGAATTAGAACCATTTGAACCAATAGTTCCTTCAGTTGCGCCTCTTGTTCCACCAGCACCAACAGTTACTGTGTAGTTTGTGCCAGTAGTAAAAGATATGCCAGTAGCAGTAAGGAAGCCACCTGCGCCACCACCACCACCTACGCCACCAGCACCAGCAGCACCACCAGCAATTACAAGATAATCAACTGTTTTTGGTGCGCCACCAGCCATTGCAACCATCAGTTTAGTATATGCAAACATTTAGCAATCCTTATGGTGTGTAACCTTGGGCAACGCTTCCATACCAGTTTGTTCCATCAGCAACAAATGTCAAAATATCCATCTTTCCTGCTGTTGCAGTAATTGTTGGCGCACCAGTAGTTCCCCACTTAACGCCTGTAAATGTTGCAGTTCCATTGCCAGTAGTAGCAGCTTGTTTAAGCAACAACACAAATGATTTACCAGCAGTTGCTGTTGGCATTGTGAATGTGCAAGCAGTTGAAGCAGTTAATGTGGCTGTTTGTACAGTTCCATTTGTCAATGCAATTGTGTTTGAAGATGTAACAGTACCAATTGCGACAACACCTTCTGTATAGTTATTAACAGTTGGGTTTGTCATAGTTTTATTGGTCATTGTCTCTGTGCTACTAGGGCTTGTGTAATCAGTACCTGCTATAGCAGCAGTAAATGCTGATGTACCATTACCCTTAACAATACCAGTCAAAGTAGCTGCACCTGTACCGCCACCACCAACAGCTAGTGTGTCTCCAGTAGTACCACCATACCAACTGCGTACTTGACTCATCAAGTCACGAATAGCATCGTTAATGCCAGATGGCGCACATCCCTCTGCGATGTTAATACCATCAATGTCTGTATTACTAGCTGGAGTTGTACTCCACTCTGAGATTTTTGTCTTTGCCATGTTAGTCCTTAGTCGGGGTTAGCCATTCCAGTTAAATCAATTTTATAAGGCAATTGTGGCGCAAGACCCAATAAACCTTGTGGAGAAGCAGCAAACATCTGAGTTGCTTCTGCGGGTGATGCCATATAGTTTAACAAAGGGTCTGTAATATTCAAACGCTCATATAAACTCTGAACAGCAGGATTTAAGTATGCTTTTGTTGCCAATGCAGGAACAGCCAAACCAGCAGCAGTTGCACCCAATGGAACGCCTACACTAGCACCTCCGCCAACAATAGCTGCAAATTTTGCAGGGCCTGATGTAAGCATTTCTTTCATTGTTGTTCGCTCGCTTGTCTGACTGCTACCAATTTTAGGTTTCAGGGCAGATTGAGCAACATCAGCCAAGGCTACCATTGCACTAGCTGGCTCTTGTCCAAAAATGCTTGGTAATGTAGATGGTGATTTTTCATCTGTCTTAATTAGATTCTTACCAAACTTAGTAATGTCTAATTCACCTGCGTTGTTCAATGAACCTAGTTTAATGTCAGCCAATACACCACGAGCCAAGGCTAATTTACCTTCTTCATCTAGCAATGGAATAATCTTCTCAGCAGCACCACTTTCGTTGCTTGCAATAGTCTTAACAATAGTCGAGTCTTTTGCATTTGAAAAACGCTGATTTAAGTTAACAGCTTCACCATAAGAAGAACGCAAATCTTTCAGTTTTGTAATCTCAGCATCAAGACCTTGATTCTTGAATGTAATATCTCGTGCGCTATCTAAAGTATCACGCAACTGTCTAAATGCTTCACCAATCTTTGTACCACGCTTTTCGTAAGCCAAGTCACTAAATAACTTTCGTTGGTCTTGGTAATCTGCACCAGAGATATAGCCTTTTTGCTCATAACCTTGGTATGAATACTCAGGAACTCCAGAGTCAATCAATTGCTTACGCACTTGGTCAGCAAACTGTTTATAGTTAGGACTTGTTGGCTGTAATCCAGACTGGTCTAATGCAGCTTGAACTTGCCTGTCAATGGCTTCGTTCTTTGCGCCAAAGTAGAATTCCTCAAAACTCTTAAACAATGGCTCTTTACGCATAGATGGAGGCAAAGAATTAAGCAATTCTCGTGCCTTCATAATTCCTGACCTAAAGTTAGGAACTTCAGCCAAAACAATATCAGACTGAGATGAAATATTTTTAATTGCTTCACCAATCTTACTAACATTGTTTTCAGCAGCTTGTCTAACAGCTTTTGCGCCACCAGAGAAAGCAACATCAGGTGCGCTTGGCATACCGCCAAACATATTAGCAATTGAGTTCAAAACTCGTTCTGCATGGTCTGCTTGAAGATTAAACTTCTTAGTAAACTGAGAAGACGAAAATGGCAATGTAGAAGCAACAGCTTCAAACAATTGAGCAGTTTTACCTGCACCAGCTTGAGCAGGAGTCAATCCTAGTTCATCAGTAAATCCAAGAACTTTAGCCTTTCCAGCCATTGCAGCATTACGCTGTTCAGCAAATGTTAAAGGCTCTGGTGTTCTGGCTTTAGTCTGCATACCAATAGAGCCTACTGGAATACCAGCAGCCATTGCCAAAACAGTAGCAGGAACATCACCAACTATGGGTTGAGCCTTTTCAGCTACCAACTGACTAACTGCGCCAGCAGGAACAGAAGTAGCCAATTGTTGTGCAGGGTTAACAGCCATGCGAGTAGCCATCTCTCGCGTCATGGGTGTAGTTGCCTGTCGTGCAATATTTGGTAATGACGATATTGCTGCACCTGTGCCTCCTAAAGCACCAAAACCAGCTTCCACCATGCGTTGACCAGTTGTCTCAGGCTTTGCTACTCCTGCGCTTGTCATAGCGTCTTGGATTGTTTTAGACAACATCTGCAAACGAGGCAAATCCTTACCAGTAAGTTTTTCACCACCAATAAGAATCATATTTATTAACGCATTTAGAGCATCGCCAACAGGAACAGCCATAGAACCTGCAAGTTGACCAGCAGGGCCAAATGGCGTACCAGCCAAAGCACCAACAAGAGGAGGGGCTAAACCACGAGTTGCAGCACCTGCAAACTTAACAGAAGCATCTTCAGAACGCCCTGCTCGTTGAGTTCCCATCTGAGGATAATAGCCAAAGGTTGCTGAATCAGCACTTTTTGGTACTAATTTAGCAGCCAAACCTTCACCAAAGATTTCATCAAACTGTGATGCAGTCTCTGGATGTGCTTTTAAATAAGCAATATCTTTTGCTGTTGGCTTTTCCATATTTACCTTCTATATGGGTTTTCAGATGGGTCTGGAGGCGCAATAAACTTAAATCCACGCAAACTCTTATTGTTTTCGTAGAAATAGTTTTCAGACTGCTCTGCGTATGCTTTTGCTTTTTCTGACAAATACTGAATATCTTTAATAGCAGCTTGTTTAGACTGCAAAGATACTGTCGGATTAGCTAAATCACCAACTGCTTTATCGTAACGTTTTGCATCTGCATCAGAAGTTGGGCCACTAAACTTAGGTGAATTTAATGCTAAAGATTGTGACAATGTAGTCAATCTATCATTTGCATCTTTAGCTTCTGTGCTAATTCCAACAGCACCTGCAAGACCTTTAACTCCAGCCTCAAGGCGACCACCATAAGCCTGTTCAAGCAATGGTGCTGCTCTCTTAGCTACAGCAGCCATGTTGTCAGCTTTAGTAGCATCTTCTTTAATTTTGCTAAGAGCATCAAACTCTTTCTTTTGAGAGTAAGAGAATTGCTCTGGCTTATTAGCTTCTGCCGCTGTTCTAAGAGCAAGCAATGCAGATGTATTTTCAGCTTGTAATTGCTTATATTCTTTAGATTGAGCAAGACCCTGTTCTTGGAGGATACGCATTGCCTTTTGATTAGCCTCAGTAGATGCCCTCATTGCATCAAGACTTGCTTGAGACTGCTGGAATTGCTGACTTCTACCAACTGCATCAGAAATTTCTTTTACTCGTTGGTCAGCTTTCTCAGGGTCAATTAGACCTTTCTGATAGCTACTAGCATACTGAGTAGCAAGATTTTTAAGGTGTACTGGAATAGTTGGGTCAGCAGTAAACTGCAAGAATGGATTGTCTTCTTGACCACCACCACCAATAAATCCTGCTTTACGCAAGTCAGGAACAAGTTTAGCCATGCTTGCTAATGAGGCCAATGGGTCAGGAGACAACATTGCCAATGCTTGTAATTTATTGGTGTCAATGGTGCGTGTAGTCTGAGCAGGTTTTGTTACTGCCGACATTGATTCGTCATATTCTGCTGGCGTAGTTGTTGTCGTAAAGATTTGTGGCGCAAGTGTACGCATTTGTTCTTCTTGCTTACGTTTACGCAACATTTCAGATAACTGATAGTTCTGCAACTGGCTTTGCATTGCCTCAGTCATACCACCTTTGTAGGCTTTTTGACCAAGTTGCAAACCTTCAGCAATAGATTGACCTGTGTTACCACCTTGGAACAAACGTCCTGCTAGAGCATACAATGCTTGTGCTTGTGCGTCTTCACGATTACGCTGAATGTCAGCAGGTGACATACCGAGCAGACCCATTGTATCTGCACCGCTAGTCCCAAAAATGTCTAATAGTCCAGCCATATTATTCCTTACCAGACAAGTCCATAGTCGCCAGTATTACCATAACCTTGATTCATGGTATTGTAGTAAGACTGCATTTCAGGAGTAGTGCTAGAACCAGTACCCCATCCAGACAACCAATTGCTCATGTTTGGAGAGCCAAGATTCTTGTAAACAGCACTAGCTGTAGCAGCAGTACCTAACAACTTTTGAAGCGTAGAAGTATCAGCAGCACCAGCAGCAGTTGTAGAACCTACTCGACCCAATGGGTTGCCATATACCAATGACATATAGTTCTGCAAGTTCTGTTGTGGTTGGTTTTGCAAGAAGTTAAATCGAGCAATATCAGCACCCAATTGTTGACCTGTGTAGCCTTCACGAATCTGACCAGCTTGCAACAACTGCTGAATGTCTTGGTAATCAGTAGCAGCCAACTGAGGCGCAGCAGCAATTGCTTGTTGTTGTCTTGCTCGTTCTTGTTCGTAGTTCTGATAAGCCAACTGACCTGCTGTGTTAGTCAATGCTTGTGCATATTGACCAGCAGCACGATTCTGCAAGTTACCCATAGCACCAGAGCCATAACGCCCTGCTAGGCTTGCTTTAGAGCCAATGTCGCCTAATGTCTGCTGAAATTGTTGTTGAGCAGCTTGTGCAGCAGGAGCAAATGCGCCTTGGAAGAATGGATTACCACCCAAGTAAGCACCACCAAGAGTTCCTTGCAGTTGCTGTTGAGCAAGACCAGTCAAAGGATTACCAGCTAATGCACGAGTCTCCAATGCCTGAAGACCCGCTTGCGTAGTCTGTGATGGTGCTACAAATGTCTCACCAGTATAGTATTTAGGGCCACCGCCTTGATATAAACCTGCGGCTTGCTCAAGACCATACGTTAGGTATGGTGCAATTTCTGGTGCTACTGTAGATGTGGTTGTGGTTGCCATGTTTTACTCCTAGAGTTTCGGATTCCATAGCGGGTCATCCACGGAATCCATTTTAATCAAAATTTGTTAAAAATCAACCAATAATTGCATATCTGTATGTTTTATTAGCAGTTGAATTTGCAAAGTGGCTAATCGTAGCCGTACCTTGTCCTTGCGAACTAGCATAAATGCTGTAGTAATTTGATGTTCCAGAACCATCTGTAGCCACCAAATTCATTGTCACAATAG